TCATTGTAGGTGTAACCACGCCAGTTGCCTCTGGTGCCATATCGCTGTGTGAGTAGCAGAAACATTTTGGCCAGTGTGTTGGTCATTTTGCCGTGTTCTGTGGAAAAGTGTCCATTCTGCAGTCCACCCTGCCAGTGTGACTTGCCCACACAGATCAGATCGCCATCTTCTGTGTATCGCCAGTGTTGATAGGGAGGAAAGTTGCATCTTGCCTTGGATTCTGCTATGTTTTTGGGATTGGCCTTGCGTTTGGAATTTGGTATGTGATCAAATGTCATGATTCTGAACACCACTTCGTGCTTTTGAAATTTCTTTGGATCATGTTTTTCACCTGTTTCTCGTTCCAATCTTTTGGCTCTCAATCGTTTGCCTTCTGCTGTGCTTCTGATGTTGATCTTGGACACAGTGGGCAAAATGATGTCATAGTCTCTGTCTTCAGGTGTAAGGAATTCGCTGTATGTGGCTTTGCTCAGATGTATCTGTTTGAGCATGTCACGATTGTTGAGGTATTTTGTGGCCATTTGCTGATGTCTATACTTTCTTTATGTTCTATAAAGATATTATAAACTATGCACATAATTTATGCAATAAATATTTTTGATGGCCGCATTCTCGAATTTTTTAAATCAAGGTTCCAAGTTCCTCACAGGAGCTGCAGGTGCAGTGGCCAACAGACTGTCTGCGGCTGGTTTGCCTGCAGGTGGCACATTTGGCAGACAGCAACGCACACTGCAATCAAATGTGGGAGCACCTTCCGCCACAGAAGATTGGGCAGTCAAATTAACACTGCCTGCATCAACATATTCATCCCTGTTTGCCAACTCACCCATCATGGACAAACAAACATTGGGCATACAAAATGGTATGAGATGGCCAGTGACACCTTTTATTAATATGTCACATTCTGCTTCATATGACACAAGAACTGTGATTCACAACAATTACCCATACTATGCATACCAAAATTCACAGGTTGATCAAATCACAATATCAGGATCATTCCCTGTGAACGATCAAAAAAGTGGTTTGGCATGGTTGGGCACACTGCACTTCCTAAGAACAGTTACAAAAATGTACTATGGACAAGGACTCAATCAAGGCAATCCACCACCAGTGTGTAGATTGAATGGTTATGGAGATTTTGTGTACAAAAATGTTCCAGTTATTATTACTAATTTTAATGTTGAATTGAGAGAGCAAGTGGACTACATTGGTGTGACCATGCCCACAGGCGGACAAGCATCAGACATCAGTGTGCAACCACTCACAGAAAATGCAAGTTCCAGCAAGGCAGGACTACAAAGACTGCAAGGCAACGGAGAATCGTCAGGTTCAGTCAATTATGTGCCCACTGATTCATTGATTGCTGTGTCATGTCTACCAATCTACTCAAGAAATAAGATCACAAACGAGTTTAATTTGAAAAAATTTGCTAACGGTGGTTTAGCCAAGGATGGATTCATCTAATGGCTACATATGCAAAAACATCACCTTATTCAACTACACCACAAGGTGTTGAAACATTGGGCATTCTCAAAAAAAGACTGTTTGCATTTGAACCAGATGACATATTATATGAGATTGATTCTTTCTATGACAAACGTCCTGATCTATTGGCACATGATTTATACGGCTCTGCCAAACTATGGTGGGTGTTCATGCATCGCAACATGGACACAATCACAGATCCAATTTTTTCATTTGCAGAAGGTGTGCAGATCCGCATTCCAAAAAAATCCACACTTGAAAAATTTTTAGGAGTTTAGATGACTTCTTATTTAGGTAAACTTGAAGCAATTGAGCAAGAAGAAATTCTGCAAGAAGAAATCCGTGTTGTCAAACAACAGAAAAAAATACTCAGCGAAATTGACAATGCAGTAGCAGTCAGTAGATTACAAAACATTGATCCTGCATATGGATATACATCAACATATGTGCCATTCTCAGGACAAACGATCTACAATCCAAAAGTAGACACACAAAAAGTTGCATCCAACAAAACCAATGTACAAACAGAACAAGATTTGATCGCTCAAAATACTGCCACCACATCAGGATCAACAGTCAACACAGGCCCTCAAGATGTGCCACCACAAGAAAATCCACTGCATGACTATGCACCATACAACTGTCTGCTCACACTTTCTTGTTTGACCAAAACACAATTCAATGATGGTGAAACAGATGGGCTAGTAATATCACGTAGTGCAGGCAAAGGCACCACAGGCAATGCACCGTTGGACAAAGATTTCTACATCAACAACTTGGTGGTGCGAAACACAATTTCGCCCACAGCACAAGCAGGTACTGGTACTATATTCCAAGTGATGTTTGATGTCACAGAACCATATGGTGTGTCATTCATTGATGCATTGATTCAAGCTGCAGATGCCCAAGGCTATGACAATCACCTCAAAGCAGTGTACAATTTGAAGATTGAATTTGCTGGCATCGATGATGATGGCAATCCCACAGAGATTGCATCAAGCACCACAAGAAATATTCCTGTACACATCTATCAAGTGGAGATGCAGATCGAAGCAGGCGTGTCAGTGTACCAAATTTCAGCGGTGCCAGCCACCATGTTGGGACTTACAGAAGTGCATGGAGTCACCAAAGAAGCATACACAATATTTGGAGACACAGTGGAACAGGTGCTGACAAACTTTTTTGCTCAAATCAACAACACACAATCCACACTCAAAACACAAAAGAAGATTCAAGAAGTTGATGTGTACAACATTGATGTTGAACAATCCACTGAATTGGTCAAAACCAAGTTGGGTTATGATGAACAGAGCGATGCCAACTCAATTCTCAACTATGCACACACAAAAGTCAGTCCAGTTGAAGCCAAACGAGTGATCAATATTCCCAAAGGCACGCCCATACAAGCATTCATTGAAGCAGTGATCAGAGAAAGTAATTTTTATAAAAAACAATTCACAGATGACATGGAACCTGTGACTGATGACATGACCATTGCCAGAGTGTTCACTCAACTCAAAATGAAAGCAGATGACAATGGCAACAACAGACCAGCCTATGAATTTGTGTACATTGTGAGAGAACAAAAAGTTACATCGGCATATTTCAGCAAGAATGCTGTGGATGTCATCACAGACAGATCACCTGCCAAAATATACAACTACATCTACACAGGAGAAAACCGTGATGTGTTGGCATTTGACATCACATATAAATTTGGATACTATCAGGCCATACCATATGTAGAAAACAATGACAACGATGCTCAAACATCCAATGCATCAGGAGAAAAAGATCAAGTCAATGCAGACACCACTCAAAAAGGATCTTCAGGCAAAGGCATCAGTCAAGTTACCACAGAACCGGAAGATTCCAAATACAAAGGCGGCCTCAATCTGTCAGTCAACAAAAAGAATGGAGAAATTGGCAGAATATTTGAACAGATCATTGCAGATCCATCAGCTGACTTGTTGGTCACAACATTAGAAATTATAGGCGACCCATTTTGGATTTCGCAAAAACCTGTGTTGAATAAATCATTTACAGAGTCACATGTTGAAAGTTCGCCATACACAGACGAATTGGGTGCTGTGAGTCCAGATGGTAGAGAAGTGTTGATTGATTTTAATTTCAAAACTCCGCAAGATTTAGATGATGACACTGGCATATTTTTCAACAATCAAAGAGTTACATTCAGTGGCAAGTACAAAGTGTTCATGTGTGCCAGCAGATTTGCTGACGGTGTGTTCACCAACGAACTTGAAATGGTGAGAATGAGATTCCAAGAAGATGACGAACCACAGTTGCCCCGAGAAGGCACTGGTGCTGAAGGACCAGGTGGTAGGTACAGCAATCTCAACAGTGATCAAGACTTTGCAGACAACACCAGTACAAATGTGGTCAAAACATCAGGCAAACAGATCTACAAATCCACCAACACTGTGGGTCCTTTTGTAGATAATACAATTCGTGACTTTCCAAGAGTGGCAACCATAGAAGAACAATTCTTACGTGGCGGCAACTTGTCGCAACAAACAATCAACAAGTTGGTTAGACAGTATGGCGAAAACTATGAACAAAAACTTGCAGGAGATCCAATTGAGCAATCAAGATATTGGAACGGGCGTCCTACAAAAATACATACCTTTGAGGACTAATTTAAATGGCAGTGAATCGTAGACCAATTGTAGGAGATGTTGAAAGAAAGATACAACAGTTTTCTGGGCCATATGTTGGCTATGTGAAAAGTTCAACTGACCTCAACAGAATGGGCAGACTGTTTGTGCATATTCCTTCACTGCATGGCACATATGATGAAACCAACAAGACATCAGAATCCCAAGTGATTCCTGTGAGTTATTGTTCACCATTTGCTGGACAAACTCCACTGTCAGAAACAGCAACTGGAGGATTGCCCCAATTTGCCAATACTCAAAAGTCCTATGGCTTTTGGATGGTGCCACCAGACATTGACACCAAGGTGTTGGTGATGTTTGCAGACGGCAATCCCAATGCAGGTTATTGGATTGGTTGTGTGTATGAAGATTTTATGAACAACATGACACCAGGAATTGCTGTCAACAGCGAATCAAAACAATTTCTTGGAACCATTGAAGAAGTTACTGAAATGATTGCATTTGACAGTGACATTGAATTTGTGCCCGTGGCAGAAGCACAGCGTAGAGCCTATGACAATCCTACAACAGTCAATTCAAGTCCTGACAGAGATGCGGCTTTTTTGAGGAAGCCATTGCATACTCCTTTTGCGAGAACATTGATTGCACAAGGATTGTTGTCAGATGATGTGAGAGGCACCACAACATCTTCTGCCAGACGTGAAACTCCTTCACAGGTGTTTGGCATATCAACTCCAGGACCTATTGATTTTGAAGGTCAACAGACTCGCAAGAGAGAATCCATCAACAGACACGGCAAAATTTTCACAGACGCTGATGACGAATATGCATTTGACAAAGTGGCACACTCACGTTTGGGTGGTAACACATTTGTGATGGATGACGGCACACCTGTTAAGCGAGAAGGTTCAGTCAACGTCACAGACATTGAAAATGAACTGATCAGATTGAGAACTCGTTCTGGTGCACAGGTTTTATTGCACAACTCAAAAGATGTTGTGTATATTATTAACAATTCAGGCACTGCTTGGATTGAATTCACTCAAGACGGCAAGATTGATGTGTATGCCAAAGACTCTGTGTCAATTCACACAGAAGCAGACATGAACTTTAGAGCAGACAGAGACATCAACCTTGAAGCAGGCAGAAACATCAACATCAAAGCCACAGGTGACACAGAAGGTGGACGCATTCACATTGATGCTAAAACCGACTACAATCTTGTGATTGGAGAAGATGGGTTGATCAAAGCAGGTGCAAACATCAAAACCTATGCTGGCACAGACTTCAATGTCAACACAGGCAATGAAATACATTTGGACACAGCAGGCAAAGTTGATGCATCTGTCACAGCAAGTTTATCAACACACACAGCGTCAGAAAAAACTTCCATCATGAAACGCATACCCACACAAGAACCGTGGGCAGATCATGAAGACAAAAAACGTGATGATGTCACCACCACAAAAACAGACAGGGAACAGTCCTAATGCCAGCAGTGGCACGAAAGGGTGATAGTCTCAGCACAGGACATGGTTGTTCTGCTACAACAACTCTGGATACACCAACGCAAAGCACAGTTTTTGCTAACAACATATTGATATGTAGAGTGGGAGATCCCACAGTGCCTCATCCTTTTCCGCCAGATCCTCCTTGTGCTGACCATGTGGCAAACATCAATGTAGGATCATCATCTGTGTTTGTGGTAGGTGCGGCAGTGGGCAGAATAGGAGATTCTGCAGATGCTGGTGCAATCACATCAGGTTCGCCCTCTGTGTTTGCAGGCGGTTAAATATAGCACATGGCCATAGTATCATTCAAAGATTCCAAACGCACCACAAGGTCACAAAAGAACCAAGTGTTCAGTGGGTTTTCCACACAGGGCAGAACATTCCAAGATCCTAAACTGTATGACATTGAGTTGGTCAAACAGGATCTTCTCAATCATTTCAACATTCGCAAAGGCGAAAAGTTGGAAAATCCTGACTTTGGCACCAACATTTGGCTGTACATTTTTGATCCGTTAGATCAAGACACCAAAAACGCTATTATTCAAGAAGTTGAGGATGTGTGTGCTTACGATCCACGAGTGGATTTAGATCAAATTGAAGTGGATGAATATGAACAAGGCATCCAAGTGCGTGTGTCACTGCTGTACATTGGCTACGGCATTGGCGAGTCAATTGACCTGTTGTTTGACAACCAACAAGGCCTACTCACAGGTGCTCAAACTTTCTATCCTGTAAACACAACAAATTAAACTACCAGATTATTTTCACCATAAATAACAGCAATGGCATCAACCAATCGTCAAAACTCTCTACTTGCCACCAGAGCATGGCAAAGAATCTACAGAACATTTCAGCAAGCTGACTTTAAATCATACGACTTTGACACCATCAGAAGGACAATGATTGACTACATCAAACTCAACTATGCTGAATCATTCAATGACTTCATTGAGTCATCAGAATATGTTGCCCTGATTGATCTCATTGCCTATGTGGCACAGTCAATTTCATACAGAGTTGACTTAAATGCCAGAGAAAATTTCATTGACCTTGCAGAACGCAAAGAGTCTGTGCTACGTCTTGCAAGATTAATTTCATATCAACCCAAGCGAAATGTAGCAGGTTCAGGTTTTTTGAAAATAGATTCTATCAGTACTACTGAAACAGTGTTTGATTCATCAGGCAACAACTTGGCCAACACATCAATCCTGTGGAATGACATCACCAATGATGCTTGGCAAGAACAGTTCAACACAGTGCTAAATGCGGCCATGCCCAGAGAACAGTTTGTGGGCAAGCCATCAGCACAAGATACCATTGGGGGTGTGCCAACAGAACTGTACAGATTGAATGGATCTAATCTGTCAGAACCCATCTATCCAGTGTCAAAAAACATCAATGGTATCAACATGGACTTCGAAATTGTGCCATGTTCATTTGTAGGACAATCATATGTTTATGAAGAAGCACCTGTGCCCGGCAATTCGCTTTCAATGATATTTAAAAATGATTCCAAAGGTTTTCAATCTAACAACACAGGATACTTTTTACATTTCCGCCAAGGCACAACAAACTCACAAGATTTTTCAGTCACAAACACAGCACCCAACACAGTGGTCAGCATCACAGAAAACAACATCAACAATGATGATGTGTTTCTATTCAAGTTAGATCAAAACGGCATCATCAAATCTCGTTGGACCAAAGTGCCGGCCATCACAGGCAACAACATCATTTACAATTCATTGGAGAACAATGTTAACAATCAATTTGCTGTAGTAACCAAAGCAAATGATCAAGTTGATCTTGTGTTTTCAGATGGTGTGTATGGTGCACTACCACAAGGCAACTTTAGATGTGTGTTCAGACAGAGCAATGGATTGACTTATTACATTCAACCAACTAACATGCAAAATATTTCTATTGACATTGACTATACATCAAGAAATGGACAAACCAACACACTCACAATCACAGCATCTTTAAAAAATACAATCACAAATGCATCTGCATCTGAATCAATTGCCGACATCAAAACACAAGCACCACAATCATTCTACACCAACAATAGAATGATCACACCAGAAGACTATCAGATTGTGCCAAAACTACAAAATCCATCTGTGGCAAAAATTAAATCACAGGTGAGAACTGCTTCAGGCATTTCAAGATTTTTAGATGTAGTTGACCCCACAGGAGTTTATTCGCAGACTGATGTTGTTGCAGATGATGGTGTATTATATAGAGAAGAAGACACAGAATCATTTGACTTTCAGTTCACCACAAGAGATGACATCAGAAAAGTTGTGGTAAATCAATTGGATGATGTGTTAAAATCTTCAACACTAAAACAATTTTATTATAAAAATTATCCAACTCTCACAGTTTCTAGTACAACTTGGAACAAAAGCACACAGACCACAAATCAAGTTACAGGTTATTTTACAGATGGATCACCATTGGCAATTGGTTCATCTGCTTCATCAAATGCAAGATATATCACTGAAGGATCTTTAGTCAAATTCACAGCACCAGCAGGCCAACACTTTATGATCAACAATGGCACACTCATGACAGGTGCATCCAGTGGCATGCCAGGATCTGCAGATACTGTGTGGGCAAAGATTGTTTCAGTGACTGGAGATGGTTCCAACAGCGGAGCAGGTAATCTTGCAGATGGCACAGGACCTGTGGTGCTTAATGAATTGGTGCCTTCAACAGCAGAATTGGCAGAAATTATAGCAGAATTTGATACTACACTTACAACAACTGTACAAAACACAATTCTTGATCAAGTGGCATTGTACAACAATTTTGGCCTTGGCTATGACACAGATGCCGCAGAGTGGTATGTGATTGCAGAAGATGATCTCAACACAGGCACATTTGATTTAGAAAATGCTCAAGACACAACCAGTGCAAATCTTGATGCATCTTGGTTGGTAAGGTTTTCAACCAACGGAGTATCATACACTGTGTTCAATCGTGCAACTAGATATATCTTTGAATCTTTCTCCCGCAATAAATTTTATTTTGACGAATCAGTTAAAATCAATGATCCTGAAACAGGACTTACAGTCAAAGACAAAATCAGAGTGTTGCGTGCCAACACCAAACCGGACTTTGTATCTAATTTAACTTTTGATTATGATTGGCAGATTGTAAAAAATGTGCTAGCAGAGGACGGATATGCTGACACAAGAAAAATGCAGGTAGGATTTTTTGATTCAGATGATGACGGTGTAGTGGACAATCCAGAATTGTTTGACATCATTGTAGATCCTTTATCCGACACCACCAACAAATATGTATTCTTCCAACAAGTCACAGAAAATGGTATTACAACTTACAATCCAATCTCTAACACAAATTTTGTTGTGACAGAAAATGAATCCGACATCACTGATGCTTCGATTTATCCTGATGATCAATTGTTTTATCATTATGCAACCGATACATTTAAACAATATGATTCCGCCACAGATACCACAAGCACAGTGACAGGCTATCGTGCAAGACTTGGCAGACAGGACTTATTATACAACTACAAACACGGTGCACCAAGATCAAGAAGAATTGATCCTGCTGTGTCAAATCTCATTGATGTGTACATGATCACAAAATCATATGACACAGCATTGCGACAGTGGTTAAACAACAACCAAGCAACCACAGAGCCCACAGCACCAACACTGTTTGATCTAGAAAACAGTTATTTGGCAAATGTAAATCAGTACAAAAGTGTATCAGATGAAGTGGTGATCAATCCAGGCGAATACAAATTGATTTTTGGTCCTGGTGCTGATGCAGAACTTCAGTGTCAATTCAAAGTGGTCAAAAACCCTAACACTAATGTGTCA